CCCATCTACAAGGATTTATTAAGTTCCTATGTCGTAAACGTGCAATGTGGGTTAAAACTTTCATCGGAGGAAACCCACACGTCGAATACGCAAAGTTTCCTGTTAATGCAATCGCCTATTGCAAAAAAGACGGTGATTACTTCGAGCACGGAACTTTCAAAGGAGCTGGAAAGCGCACTGATATCGACGATTTCAAAGCATATATTGAAAAAGCTAAAGCCGACAAGAGGAAAGTTTACGACGAAGATTTAAGGGAAGAATTTTCTGAACTTTATACACGATCCCCTAAATTTATGAAGGAGTACAGAGACGATCATCGTGTTGATAACGAAGTTGAGTTTCATGCATTAAAGGATTGGCAATCCGAACTTGGCGTCGATTTAAATCGTCCTCCAGAATCAAGAAAGATTATATTTATAGTAGATAAAGAAGGCAACGCTGGTAAGAGTTGGTACGCCCGATATTATAGATCGTTACATAAGGATGTACAGATATTGAAACCTGGAAAATATGCAGATATGGCTTATGAACTAAAGGAGCGTATTCGTGTTTTGTTTTTGGATTGTCCTCGTGCGAAGCAGACTGAATACATTCAGTACGATTTTTTGGAATCTGTCAAGGATGGCGAAGTATTTTCACCTAAATACGAAAGCCGAATGAAACAACTGGAACCTGTCCATGTTGTTGTATTTATGAATGAGGAACCTGATATGGGTAAGCTTTCTGCCGATCGTTACGACGTTCGTGTTGTCTAAGGAAAGCTTGAAGCTGTCGCGGTGGAAGTCTATTTCCATCTATGTCGCGACCTTGATTTAAAGTGTTGAAAACTAAAAAATCAGTTTCGTAATAAACCGGTATAAACCAAACTGTTGCGTACCATTTTTTGTTGGCAACATTGTGAAATTTAAGGAAATCACACGATACTATTGCATATAACGAGGGTACGAGTTGTGGTTTGAAATCATCGTGTTGGTAATTTAACATTGCGTCTAATTGTTGAACTGACGACCTTATAATTCCTGGAGCAGTTTTGTAATGCCCAGAAGTCAACTTTACCTCTATAGATTGACAGAAATCATTTTCAATACGTTGAAGGTCAATATTTCTGTTTTGTGTGATTGATGTCGGATGAATGTTCATGTTGTGTCCTCTTTTGAAATACTCCATAATGAACATTTCAGCATCCATGAATGTAAACTTTTTATCTACTAACCATGTGCCTGCCCGTTTTGGGTAGTTTCTAATTGGGATAATATAGTTTGTATGCTGATTCGCATCTCCTCTAGCGTCCAACACAAGGTGTTCAATTGATTGCGGAGGATAGTAAGGTAAAGGGAAAACGCTGTTCGCAACGGGATAAGGTTCAACGACGGTATTAACGGACTTGTTAATGAAAAGGCGTCGTCGAACGGTGGCGACTGCCTGTTGGTCGACTCTGTCGGCATTTGATTCGTCAAGTTGATTGGCTAATCGCCACAGTTCATCAATGTTAATAAATCTCATTTTATGAGTTCCGAATTCCAGATTCTATAGGTGGGGGCAAAAATTTTTTGCTAGTATTACCCCCACCTATGATCCATGATCCGTGAATGATAATTCTACGGGTGTCATAATTTTTAATTATGAAATGTACACAGTGTAATTCCGGTTATGGTGCCCCAGTTTGGAAACGAAAAGTTTCTTTTGTGAAACGCAAACCGTCTTATCGGTTTCGTCCTAATTGGTTTCCAAATTACTATTCTCGTCGTGTTAGACGCCGTCATGGTCGTTCGTTGTCATCTCGTTTACCTTCATTTACTACGCAAAGTAGTCAATGGAATGCATTCGCAAAACGTTCGTTATGGAATGCTTTGACGGCGCAGCAACAACGTAATATGTTGTTGGGTATTCCCATTTCACCTTTGAGGCGTACTGCTGCAATGTCTTCTATGAGCGCTAGCCGAAGCAACACTCCTATGACTACAAGTCGAAGCAACAGTCCTATGGTGCGTTCGTTGTTACGAAATCCAATGGTTCCTACTCCAGATCAACAAATGCGTTTGGTGCAGAGAAGTCCAATTGGCTCTGGTTCTCCTAGAATGCATAAAGTTCCACGAGAAGAAGTAACACCTGCAGCTATTGCGAGGATGAAAGACATGCGAGCTGAACAAAAGCCGAAAGGCAATAAAGCTGCTCGTGTCGTAAGAGATTCTCACATTGTCAACTTGGTTGATCGATTGAACGAATCATTTGTTAGTTCAACACAACCTACGACACCCGGAATTCGTCGAGGGTCGCGTGTTAGTGAAGCAACCGCGGCCAGGTTGGATAGTTATAGTAAAAAGGAATCGTAAAATAGCTCATAATTTTACGATGTCCGCTGTAGCTCATTGTGCTGTGCTTCGCAATCCTTTCAGTACGGCAGTTGCCACTGCTCGTATTCCTGATGGTAGTGCTGTGTTGTCGTCAAGCTCACGACTTTCGTATTCGAAACATTACACTAGTCAGAATGGAAATTTCTATCTTGCATTATTTCCTGGTTTTCAGCAACACTTGCAAGTTTACTATGCAAGCGGAACTGTTGCATCTCCAGTTGCTGATTTTGATGCACCTGACTTAAACATTTCTTCTCGTTGGTTTGAAAGTGTTGCTACCAACACTTTGCAACCAAATACAAACGCACCTGCAAAGTTCCGTATTAGTGCGCAAGGAATGCGAGTTAATTTAATCGAAAGCTCTGAAAACAATGATGGTTGGTTTGAAGCAATCCGTCTTCCCCAAGCATTTCAGCCGAACGATTTTAAGTTAAGAGGTGCTGCTGCTGCTGCAAATCGTCAACAATTTATTTTGAATGCTGAGAACGGCGGTGTTCTTGGAGGTAACTTGGGGACTGATGTTACTGATGTCAATGTTGTTGATTGGGCAATGAATCCCAGTTATATTACTGGTAAACTTCGCGATATTAATCGTCATACGTTTATGCTACATCGCGAAAATGATATGGATTTTGTTGATATCCCCAACAATGTTGCTTATGCTTCTAGTTCGGAAGCTTTGTTTTCAACTGCTTTTCCGAAGTGTTGGTGGGTTGATAACAACATGGATGTTGTTTTGATCCGGATGTTTTCATCCGGTGCTTGTAACATTCATATTCACACTGTCCAGCACGTTGAGGAACAGTTTGAACCAAATAACGAATTCGCTCGTTATATGACAAAACCCCCCAGCAATCCTGCTTTGACAAACGCCGTCCTTAACCTTTGCCGGCGTGAGATAAAGCCGAGCATCGTCCGTGCTCCGACTGGTGCAGTGTCTGTTCGTTTTAGCAAAACACCGAGGCGCACTTATCGTCGTCGAATGTCAATTCGTCGTAAAACCCCTGTTCGTCGTGCTGCCATAAAACGCAGATACCCTATGCGTAAACGCGTTTATCGTCGAAAATGAGTTCTAAACGTTTTAAGTTTTGTGCAAGCTGTTTTAATTATATAAACAGTTGTGATTGCCTTGGCAATCTCAGCGATCATGCGCACTTAACAGACTTTGAAGTTCCAGGTAAGCAGGAAGAAGATGATGATCACAATGATGATAAAGGAGACGTATGGTATTTTCGTGCCCAAATTGGTATTAGTTTAAATGAATTTGGCACTTTAGGAGTTGGGGCTGCCTTACGTATACCAAGTATGTGGACTAAGGTTCCCCCAGAAAATCCGGAATTGTATTTATCAATTCCTGTAGAAAGAATGGATAATTTTAATCCAGTAAATATCGCTCCGCCTTTAAGACCTGTCCAAATGTTCACACCCCAAGCACCATGGGAAATAGAATTTTTCACTGTTGACAGTTATAATAAACAAACTAAAGACGATGCGCAGATAGCACAAGAATTAAAAGATTGTCTTAAAAAAGCAGCAAAAAAGAAAGCTGGCAAACGAATAAGGGTTGCTATTTGTTTCGCTTCTGCTGGTATTAAGAAAGGACAACAATTTTTTAATCCTGACGCTGAGGCTTTGTACGATGCAGTTGACGATTTTCTGCCGGAAAATATAGAAGGTTATTACGGACTGATACCATACGTTAGTTATGTAGCGCCAGACAGACTTGTGGAAAGCTTGGAACAAGCCATTATTCCCAGTTGGGGTCATTTGTGGATAGAACAACACTTAATTGATGGTAATGACCCTGTCCAAGACTCAAGTTTTGACAACTTGTTAATAAACAACGTTGATGGCGTGGACTCGTTCTGGACTGATAATACACAAGGCGGCGGTGATTTTAATTACCAAGACTATTATGGAGACATAACTGACCCTAATACTCAAGCGCGTATGCTCACAATGCCCCATGTTCCTCCTCCAGTTCCTCCAGTTGGTCCCCCGAGGTGCACACCGTGGGCTATAGAAAATGGCTTTTGTGAAGACCAGAAGCCTCCTCCGTATGATAATCCACCGATTACTACTAAACCGAAGCCACCAACTTCACCTCCTATTCCTCCTCCTCCACCAGTAACTATGCAACCTCCAGCGGAGCCCCCGGAATGGCCAGATGACCCGACGGAAGAGTTGTTTAATGCACCTTGGGCAATTGCACAGTTACCTATATGGGAATCCCAATTCGCGCCAATCAACACACCATTCGATTACAGGAACTACCCTCATTTTTCATGGGGATCACCTGTTCAAGGTCTCGTCCCGGATGGTACACCCTATATAGCCGGTTTACAGTTAAATGTATCTGATGTAAATCAGCCTCAGACAATTCCTATGGAATTGCGATTTAACTGGTATTATATGGGCGAAGGTAATTTAAAAGATTATACGTTTCGTTTTGACGTTAAGCAGAATGATACCTTTGGTTCTGTTCCCGATCATACATGGACATGTATTGATTATCCACTTATCGCACCTAAACGCAAAGTTGGCAGAGAGTATTCTGTAGAATTTATGGTTCCTCGAGTGGCTGCGAGAGAAGCCGACAATTTGTTGTCGTATGTGCGGTTCCAAATTTTGATTCTGCCACCCGGATCTGTCAAGCAAAAATTTACATGTACACCTTACAATGCATGGGCACCTTCTATCAAGCCCGTCGCAATTTATTTTGCTGCAGGTCTCAGTCCTGTTGGACTGTTTCAAGGATCTCAGCAAGATCCCAACGATACACCTGATCGTGAAGATGTTAATCCGATTTATACGATACTTGGTCCGAACAATACTCCAACTATCAGAAGTTTGGACAATCCATGGCAATGGTCGTTCGGTGATTATGGTATTGTATCACCATTACCTTTGTTTCCTACGTTTTTACTTGGAAATGGAGAAATGCATATTGCTCCTTATCCTGTTTCGGGTTCAGATAAAGAATGGGTTGTAAAAATGGTCAACACAGGTGACGGAGGTCTTACTCCGGTTACCGTTCCTGAATACAAAGATTATTTGTCCAGATTAGCGTTTGGTTCTAAACGACAATCCCTAGGAAGCTACTTTGGATACATCGCGTACAACAGAATCTAAGACAAAAATATTATGTTTCAACGATACTACTATGTATTAGATTATGTATGGTCAGAATTGATACTGACTGTCTTCACGATGTTCGATTAAATCTCGAATTTTATCGGAGCAGATATCACAAACTTCTATGCAATTAGTAATAATTTTATTTAGCATTTTGATCAAGTCGCGTTCAGAAGTTTCCATTCTTTCGAGCACATCTCCAATGCTTTTTTCTTCTCCATTTGCAAACACGAGAGTTGTTTCTGTTGTTGATGACATAATTTATTAAACTTTAATAAAAGTTGAAATGGTTTTATATTGTGAGAAACTTTAACTGTTCCTTTTTTTTTGAGCGGGGATTGAAATTTGGCTTTAAGTGCACTCTGCTTAGGTTTAGGAGTGGAACGAATTTTTTTCGGCATGAACTTTTTGCCTTCAACTTCACGTCTGAAAATTTGAGTCATACTCGGATCTTTTCCGATTGTTGATTCTGAATGAAAACTTTTTAAAGAGTTGTCGTCCATTTTAAAAAATTATGAGTCAAAATGAAAACGAAGCAAACGAAACCATTCCGGTTGCTGTTTCCGTCGGTCGTGGACCGATGTACAAAAGTTGGTGTTATACCTTCAACAACTACACCGAGGAAGATGTCGAAAGGTTGTCCGCATTTCAAGATGGAATTGAATATCACGTGTTCGGGAAAGAAGTTGGCGAAAGCGGCACCCCCCATCTACAAGGATTTATTAAGTTCCTATGTCGTAAACGTGCAATGTGGGTTAAAACTTTCATCGGAGGAAACCCACACGTCGAATACGCAAAGTTTCCTGTTAATGCAATCGCCTATTG